TCTGATGGGGGTACGATTGTAATCCCTGAGATGGGGAAAGCAATCAGCCTTGTGCCACACAAGAACTACCTTGTAGTCTTCACAACAAATGGTGTGTGGGTTATCTTTGGTCGTGATGGTATCTTTGATGCCACAGCCTATGGCGTACGTAAGGTATCTGAAGAAGTGCTTGTGAACGCCAACGCCGCTGCTGAGACAGAGACTGGTGTTGTGTACTGGTCTACTGATTCTATCTCAATGGTGATGGAAGACCCTCAGGCTGGGGGTGTAGTCTCTAAGTCTATGTCTGATGGGGTTCTTAAGAACTTCATCTCTGGCTATGGCCCTAGTGATTGGCCTTATATCCGTACATACAGCCTCATCGGCTCACGTCGTGTAGCTTTCTCACTTCCACGGGAAGACCTTGTTGTGAATGACAAGCTCTTGTGGGTTGACCTGCGTTTGGGTGCGTACTACACGGATACATTCAAGTCAAGTAACCCAAGTCTCCCTAGTTCTGTAGAGGGTTTGTTCTACCAGTATGATGTAGAGGAAGAGGAGCGTATCAAGGCAGTTGTCGTTGCCATCCCTTATGGTATGGGTGACTACAAGGCACATCTCTGTACCTTCTCACATGCTGACACTGACTTTGCTCATACAGGTGAGACTGAAGAGATTGATGCTGTGTGTGTTACGGGGCATACCAACGGTGGTGACGCCTCAAAGGCGAAGCAAGGTACTTACATCCGTGTCTACATGGCACAGGAAACTAATAGCTCTGCTTATGTACAGTCTATATGGGACTATGCCAGTGGCACAGGCTCTAACAAGTATAGCAATACGCAGCAGTGCTTCCGCACCAAACCAGACCACAGCGTAGCGATAAGCAAGCTACGTGTGCGTGGTTGGGGCAACTCATTGCAGCTCAAGTTCACCAACGAGCGAGGTAAGCCTTGCCGTATTCTTGGGTGGGATATGGAGCTGGAGGCCAACAATGCAATCTAATAAAGTAACCTTCTCAAAGGAAACATTCGCTGACGTATGGCCAGAGATGAAAGCTCTGGTAGACGAGCAGTGGAAGGAAGTTCCTAACTTCGGTGGTGGTGAATCAGCTAACGTTGACACTGCCATGTACGAAGCTATTGACAAGACGGGTGCAATGCGTGTATACTGTGTACGTCTAGACGGTGAGCTTAAAGGCTATGCCGTCTTCTTTCTTACCCCCTCCTTTGAGACTACAGGTGGTCTCTTCGCACGTAACGTCACACTGTATCTCGACAAGAGTATCCGTGGTGGCTCCGTCTCTAGCTCTTTCATCCAGTCTATTGAAGATGACCTTGAGTTCAATGAGGCTGTTGTTAAAGTTGATTATCAGTTCAAGGCAGACCGTGTTCCTAAGAACCTGATGGACGTACTTGGGTATACTCATACCGAAGTTGTTTACACAAAAGTGTTTGAGGATTAACATGGGCGCTATTACAAATGCTATCCTTGCAGCGGTCAGTGTCGGTACTACTGTTGATTCAACAATCAAGGCACGTAAGGCTGCCAAGGAACGCCAGCGTGAGACAGTAGCACAGAACCGTATCCAAGAGAGACGTTCACAACGTGAGAAGCTAGACCAGATACGCCAAGCACGTATCCAAGCAGGTCTTGCTCAGAACGTAGCCGCTGTCACAGGCATTCAAGAAGGTAGTGTCGAGGGTATTGGCTCTAGTGTGCTGTCCCAGCTTGGTACAAACATTAACTACATTGACCAGCAGATGACGGATGCACGCTTCGCAATGGAGCGGGGCAATAAGGCAGCACAGCTTCAGTCCGATGCAGCTACCTATGATGCTATTGGTAAAATAGCGGGGGCAGCCTTCACACAGTTTAGTGGTATGGCTGACCTTGAGGCTATCGGCAAAACAAGCAAGGTAGCAACAGCAGTGCCCACCCCAACATTCGCCACACATGGCTTCCCGTACCGTAACTGAGAATATAATTCTAATGGCAGAGCGTACAGTACCCGTACTTGCAGAGTATGATGACACGGTAGAAGCCCCTATTCTGCCTGCCTCATTGCTGCCCTCTTCACCTATTGATACTTCTCTCGAACAGCCCGACGATGATGCACAGTGGGCTAGGGCGCAGCAGGAAGCTACCATTGTAGGTGGTGACCCAAACACAATCAAAGCACAGCTTGATGCTACGGGCAAGCACGCCCAGTCTACGGAGGTAGAGCAGGCTGTTAATGCCAGTGCCAATAACGCACTGTACAGCTTGGTCAATAAGCTAAAGGAACGCCCAAAGGACAAGCCAGTAACTCGCCAAGAGTATGAGCTTCTTAAGAAGCTGTACAAGAACTCCAAGGGTATCCCTGACAACGACGCCAAGGTTATAGGTGCCGCTCTTATCACTATGGATAAGATGTTCCAGACCCCTGCTGCTACAACGCCTACTGCTGGTAGAGTAGATGCTGCCCGTAAGGAGAGAGCGAAGCAGTACGTTCTTGAGAACTTTGGGGAGATGCAGAACCGAATCAACCTTGAAGAATCTGGGAAGGTTATTGGTGATACTACAAAGGGAGAGACAAAACTAGCCTTCGGTGTTGAAGGTATGAGCATGTTTGTCCCTGTGTTTGGTACACTTGATGCGGCAACGGTGCTCCCAGCCCTCGCACAAGCCTACTATGAGGGCACTGGTAAGACGTTACCCAAGAAGACTATGCTCTACATGGGTGATATGCTTGCTGCCCTCCGTAACGAAGCTGATGCGATTAAGCGCCTCCCAAAAGATAAGCAGGAACCTGCTCTGCGTAAGCTGTACGGTGCCATCTACAAGAACACAAGTGAGATTGGTCTCACACAAGGTAAGTTCCGTAACATAGTAGACATTGTACCGTCTCTGTCTGAGAAGCCAACAACGTTCTTCTCTATTGGTGACAAGGCATTTACATCTGACAGTCTCATGACTGGTAGTGTTTTGCTTGAGATGGTGTTTGGTCTTGTTGGTTTGCGTGGTGCTTTTAAAGTTGCCAACAAATCAGCAGCCTCTAACCTCGCCAGAGCAACAGCACACGCTGCAACACCGGCAGAAGTAGGCAGTCTGACTGCCCAGCTTGCTCGTCTACGCCCTAAACCCCCTGTCAATGGCCTTGGCCCTGCTATTAGAGAGACCCCGGTACACCAGATTGCAGGCAACCCGCTGCACGGTGCGGTTATCCAAGGTAATTCAGGCCGTGGTATTGATGATTTCCTAAGGGAAGTAGACGCCAAGGTAACTAATGCAACACTTGAAATGAACGCACGCCTGTTTGATGACATTGAACAGGATGCTTTGATTCAAAATACACGCCAGAGTATTCTGGACACAGGGGGTACAATCCGCCCTGAGTACGCCGAGGTCATTGCCCGTGACAACTCGGGCTTTCGCATGTCTTCAATGGTGGCTAACTCTAACCAGTCCGGTTGGGATAACCCACTCGATGCTATTGACTTCGCAGTAGCCCATACAGACCAGCTTCCACTGGACAACACGGTTCTAATGCGCCGTGATCTGGTTACGGGTGAGTTTGAAGAAGTATCTGACGCTGTTCTTAAGGACACGAAGGCACTGCTTGGTACTCCGGGTGAATACTTCTTGAAGGTAGACACCTTCTACAAGTTTGACCCTGCTGATCGTGCTTTGTTTGGTGCAGAAGCCCCTGTTCAGGTCAGCATTGGTGGCCCTATGGCCCGTATGTTCCTTGAGCCTGCCTCTCGTTTCTCAAAGCAGATGATGGACTTCGCCCGTGGGGCTGTAAACAAGGAGTCTGCTGTTAAGGATGCCGCTAATACTATCCTTAAGGGCAACTTCCTGCGTCTGCATGGTGACTCTCGTGCTAAGGTAATGAATGTTCTTGAGGAAGGGGACAAGCTGGGCAAGGAGTTTGAGTACGACGAGCTTGTAACAAAGTACCCTGACCTTAGTGTAAAGGAAATCAAGGCTTACTATGAGGCCCGTGGTTTCAATCGCTACCTGTATGAGACTGCTAACCGCCAAGCCCGTGACACACTGGTACGCGAGGGTTGGCAGGCTATGTACAAGCTGTCAAGTCAGGATGCACCAGAAGTTATACGTAAAGTACGCACAGCAGATGTTCCTGAGAACGTCTTTGACCCACGACAGGGTAAGTTGATAACAAGGGAAGAGGCTCTTGCCTCGGGCCTTGATGTACTTCAGTTGCGTACACCAAAAGCTATGGCTGCTGGCGGTAAGTACACACATACTCTGAGCACAACAGATGATCTGTACGACCAACTGCCTGTACAGGTGCTCAACTTCAATCCCGGCCAAGTCACTCGTGTCTACAATGAGAACTGGTTTATCCGTGCTACGTCTAGTGAGATGATTAACGGCAAGGCCGTAGAGACCAACAAAGTAGTTGCTGTTGCGCGTACTTGGAAGGAAGCAGAGGAGCACGCAGCAAAGCTGAATGCCTCTGCACCAGCAGGTACTAGCTTCAAGGCAGGCCGTGATGAGAAGGCTCTTAGAGCTTTGTCAGAGGGTACATATGATTTCGATGTACAGGGTGCCCTACTGGTCTCTGGGCGTGGTAGTCGCCTTACTCGTACTGATGGCTCTCCTGCACGTATCCTTGACCCTATCAATGCTATGAACGTAGCTCGTGATGTAGTGGCCAACCGTGCTGCATGGACGGACTACATGGCCTCTATGAAGGCTCTTGGTCAGAAGATGTGGCCAGATGCCTTTAAGGTCGATGAGGCTGGTAACATTAGCTTACACGGAACACGTACTGAGGGGGACTTTGAGGAAGCGGAGCATTTCTACGATTGGATTCGTAGTATGGAAGCTAACGATGATGGTGCCATTATGTTCAAGCAACGTATGGTACAGGCTTCTCGTTTGATTCAGGAAAGCAAGTGGGGCAAGCGTACCTCTTGGGTATCAGACCCTATTGCTCGTGGCCTTAATCGTGTCCCCGGCTTTGACCCTTTGAAGCTGGCACGTAGTACTGCATTCCTCCACCACGTAGCCCTGTCCGGCCCACGTACTTTTATACTCAATTGCTTGCAGCCCTTGTTCTTGGCAGGTATTGCACCTATCAAAACTATGCGGGGTCTGGCCTTTGACCAATGGGCACTGCACATTGCAATGCTCAACCGAGACAACCCTAAGCTGGACTCAATTCTCGCAGGGTATCTTAAGGTTGCTGGTCTTGGTACAGGGGATATTAAGTTCTATAAGGCAGCTATGGAGGGCTACCGTAAGAGTGGTCTCCCCTACTCTATTGATAGCCATGCCTTCTTCCGTGGTAGTGACTTCAGCCCCGCCCTTAAGAGCACTGATGGCGCTATCTGGGAAGTAGTGAAGGGTGTTGTTACAGCTATCCCCCGTGCAGGCGCTGCTGCTTTCCGTGGTCCTGAGCAGATGAACCTCGCCCCTACCTTTATGGTAGCTGCCCGTAGATACAAGGCCAAGCACCCTAATGCTAATTGGGACGACCCCCGTGTGTGGTCCGATATTGGTTCAGATGCCCGTGCCCTGTCTTTGGATATGTCAAAGGTTAATGACTTCACATACCAGAAGGGTTGGCTTGCTGTCCCGTACCAGTACATTGCTATTACGCACAAAGCCCTTACCTTTATGACAACCAACCAGTCCATTACAAAGATGGAAAAGGGTAGGGTATTCCTTATGGGCGCTGCAATCTATGGCTCACAGGGTATTCCCTTTGGCCCAGAGCTTGTAGAAGATGCTATGGAGAAGCATGGTATTGATCTGTCTGTACTACCCGCTGAAGATGCTCTTAACCTGCGTAACATGATTCATGGTGGCCTGATGGACATGGCCTACAATACCATCTTCCTTGAAGAAGACGGTACTCCCGGTTCTGTTAAAGTATCCAAGTCACTGTCTATGGTCAATGGTGTTATTGAGATGTACCGCTCGTCCTTGTTTGAGGATGAGACGTTGCTCAATGTAATTGCAGGTGCTCCGGGTAGTGTGTATGGTACATACAAGCGCGTAGCTGCTGAGACAGACCTACTGTTTCAGCGTGGTGACTACACAGCCTCTGAGAAGGTCATGGCTGCTCTCTCTGTAGCCCCTGAAGTTACTTCGGGTTGGTCTCGCTATGCCAAGGCACAGCTTGGTATGCAGATGATGGCTACGGTGAACAAGAACTTCAAGCCCGGTGTAAACCAAACGGTCAATGAGAATTGGGCTAAGGGTTTGTTTGGGTTTGAGTCTTACCGTGAGGCTGAGACTTATGCCATGCAGCAGACACTCGAGGACATCAAGAAGGATACGCAGGAAGAAGTAGAGGCTCTAGGTCGTCAGCTTGTTCGTATGTTCTCACAGTACGGTACTGACTACGACACAGCCCACAAAGAGATTCTGAAGTACCAGAGTGTCTATGTGCAGTCTGATTACACCTACTGGGTATGGGACCAAGCTGTTAAGAGCATCCTTATCCCTGTACAGGACGCCACTATTGGTGGTGGTATGGCTTCTGATAAGCATGAGAAGCTGATTGAGCAGATCATCAAAGGTATGACGAAGGGTGATATTTCTGACAGCCTTGTAACAACGGTGACAAACTCTGATGAGTTCCTCCGTCTCCCACCAGAGCAGCAGGAAGAACTGCGTTCTGTTCTTAAGAGCACAGAAGACCAGTTCAGCAAAGATACTCTCGGTACTATTGAAGAAGAGGAAACAAACTAATGGCAACACCAATTCTCAACACCCCCGATGTGCGTATGGCAGACCTTCGGTCTAATCGACCTGATGACTCTACTGCCAACGCTATTCTCAGGTTGGGTGAGGGGGCACTTGAGGCTGACAAGCAGTACGCTACTGCAAAGCTGGACCGTGAGCTTGTGTCTGAAACACAGGCATACACTAACCAGACTGACGTAGGTGCTGCTGGCCCACAGAGTATCATCCAAGACCCTAACTACCGTAGCTATGGTGGTGTGACGATTGATGCTATTGAGAACCCTCAATATATCAAGGCTCTTGATAACTACCAGCGTAAGCTGAAAGAGAATGCGTCTGCACACGCACAAGGTAAGCTCTCTACAGTGGCCTTCCAAGCCCGTGTGGAGGATATTACTCGCAATGCTATCGCTTCCCGCCCCGGCCTACGCCGTGAGCTGACAGCAGCCGCTGCTGCTACGCTGGGCTTTGACCCTACCGGCTCACAGCTCCGTTCTCTGATGGCACAGGCTACGGCTGACGTACAAGATTCCCCTTGGCAGAAAGGGTTGGATGAGACAGAGCAAGCAATGGCCAAGGAGTACGCTATTGCAAGGGCACGTAATCCGAATGGTAACGATGAGGAGTGGCGTAAGCAGGCTATTGCTGTGTTGGATATTGACCAACAGCAGCGGTCTATGGACGACCTGATTGGCACGTTGGAGAAGCAGTCCAAGATGTCAGAAGCTGACATTGCCTCATATGTTGGCGCTCATACGTCAAAGGTGACTGATGCTATCGCCAAGTTGGTGTACGTATCTAGCCCTATGGCTTACACTTCACAAGAGGCTTGGGACGGTGCTGTAGCAGGTGCTCGTGAGAATATCGCAAAGAGTATTGCAGAGATGCGGTCTAAGATGGAGGCGCTGCCTGCTTGGAGCAACCGCTATGTGCAGGCCAAGGGGCTAGAGGAGCTGATTAAGGCAGAGAAGGAGATGACAGAAACTGTCTCTGTGTTGTCTGCTCTGCGTAAGAGCGCAGTAGACGCCAAGACAGGCAGTATCAACAATGAGATACTGAAGCTGAAGTTCAACGCTATGATGGATATTAAGCGTGCTCTTAAGGACTATCCTATGGTCTGGAATGCTCTGGTTACTTCCAACTTCAGCCAAATCACAGCCAATGCCGTTACTGCCAACATGCCTTTCCGTGCAAAGGTGATGGACGCATTCAATGTTCTCGGTGGCATAACCACTACACCTACGCCTTCTACTGCTCCGGGTGGCAGGCCAACCCCTGCCAAACCAGTAGTAGCCAATGACTCTCTGAGCAACGAGATTAAGATGTACTTTGCAGGGAACCCCCCTGATGGGCGAACTGAGAACGTACTAACTCATAGCGCAGGGGCAGGCGCTGCTGCTGCTGAAGTTCTTAAGAACCCACCTATTGAGGGGGCTGAGGAGAAGAGTAGCGAGGCATACTCAAAGCATATCAACACTGCTTTGGATGGTATGTTGTTGTCTGGTGGTCTTGTGTCTATTGATGGCAATACGTCTGTGAACTTCCGTCCAATTGAGATGGACAACTCAAACCTCGGCTTTACTAAGGTAGAGGAAGCATGGCACCGTGTAGCAAAGACAATTATCGACAAGCCTGAGAACCTTGCTTATGTGTCCCAAAAGGACTATGATACCACAATGGAGTACATACACAAGGGCTGGCTTGCCTATGCAAACATGCTGGGAACTAACGCCAACCGTAATGTGAATGGTATGAGTTTTATGGAGAAGCCAGTGGCGGGCCGTGGGTTTGCCTCTCTCAAGGTAACTACAGACAATGGCACTCCTATCCTTCAGTACGTACCAAACAAGGCTATGGAGAAGAGTAATCCCAGTGGCTATAAGACAGCAACGGACTCTATCAAGGCTATGGTACAACGCTACAACAGTGGTGCCTATGCCCTTAGCTCTGTCATTGGCAAGGGTGATAAGACAGTTCTTATCAATAGTGCCAACAAGATTGCAGCCCGTTGGGCACCTGTGGGGGCACGATGAGCCTATATGATGGCGCTGTAGAACTCGGTATAAAGGCTGCTAAGGCTGTCAGCAAGGGGGAGATACCTGCTAGGGGTCTAGACCTGCCTAATATCGACGCGTTGGGCCTCACAGCCCCTATGAAGAAGGGTCTTGACGAGGTTCCTAAGAGCGTTGCTCCCTCAACTCCTAGTTTTGAGGGGCTACAGGGTATGCCAACCCCGGCTGCTACTGCTGTACCCAAGAAGGTAGCACCCCGTAGTGGCCCTTATGAACTCACAGAGCCAGAGTTTGCTGATGAGGTAGAGCTTGAGGACATACCCCCCGATGTGTTCACTAGACAACCAGTAGAAGCTGCTAGTGGCACAATAGATGAGAACCTAAAGACAGCAATCACGAAGTCTATTGAACAATCACGCCCCGGTATTGGTGTTGATTTTGAAGGGGGCCTTCTGGCGAAGGACGGTCTCAATCTGCGTACAACAACCATGAGGTCTGATGCCCAGCTTGAGAATGACGCTGCAACCATCACGCAGAACAGCCCCGGATTCGACATTGATGAGATTCGCCGGCGTCTTATTGATTTCCGTAACTCCGACAAGGACGAACCTTCAGCCACAATAGTCTGGGATGACGGTGTGATTAAGATGGACATCGGTGTAGGAAAGAACATTAAGGGTACTGGTGAAGGGGCTGATGTGTACAATGGTCTGTACTCATTCGCAAAGGATAGTGGTGTTGTGGTTGGTGCATCGCGTGCTTTGTCTGCATCTAATACAATCATCAAGAACCTTAACATGGCTAGTGGTATCCTCAAGCTACGTGACTCTAGCTTTGTAGAGGCTAACGTTGAGCAGTTCCTGCCACTAAGCTACACTGGTAAGGGTACGTACGGTGACATTAACGCTGTGGTAGGCGATGAAGCACAGGGTCTGTACAAAGGAGAAGCCAAGCCTACTATCAACAAAGACCAGTACAAGGTCTATGGGTATGATGATGAGGATATTGATGAGGCACAACGTGTCATTGATATGTATGAGAAGTACTGGAACCCAGCCGCTGATGGAAAGAAGCCAGAGGTAACAAAGGCAAGAGCCAACAACATGCTCGCTGCATATTTAAGGGGTGTTGATGGCGGCTTTGCAAAGGGTGCTAACCAAAAGCAAAAGGAGTTTGCACTGGAGGTTAAGCAGCGACTCACTGAGCGTGGCCTAGATTTTGAGAAGGCTGCTGTTGAGGTGACTGAGGGTAAGGTTAGGACACCTATCTTGGCAGTTCTTAAGAGCATGGCTGCTGACGAGAAATGGAAGAAGATACTTCCTACAATGGTGGGGGTAGCTATACTTGAAGATTTTGTAGAGGCAGAAGACAATGACCCCGGTGCATGAACTAAAAACAGAGAAGAACATGGACTCCCATGACCTTGCGGAGCTTGAGAAGAATATCGAAGCAAGGGTAAAGGTGAACATGGTGTGGGAGGAGGTTAAGAGTCTTAGCGCAACCCTCAAAGCACATATGGAACAAGAGGAAGCTGAGCGAAAGAAGATTGACAAGAAGCTATTGTACCTGTTTCTCATTGCTACAGGTAACCTAGCCTTCACTGGGGGTGGGGATATGATGGCGTTTCTGTTTAAGTTGTTTCTTTAAGGAGTGGTAAGAATGGCTTACAAGTCTAAGTTTTTTAAGGACAGTGAGTTTAAGTGTAAGTGTTGCGGTGTAGCAAAGATGGATGAGGAAGTTGTCCAGATGCTAGACCTATTGAGGCAGAAGTGTGGGTTCCCTATCATCCTGACCAGTGCCTACCGTTGCCCTAAGCACAATGTAGCTGTCAGTCACACTGGACCTACAGGACCACACACTACAGGTAAAGCAGTTGATGTAGCTTGCTCACATGAGAAGGCTTATCAGGTAGTTAAATATGCAATCGAGCTAGGCTTTACGGGGATTGGCGTAGCTCAGAAGGGAGGCTCTCGGTTCATCCATTTGGATACACTGGAAGCCCCACATTATCCCCGGCCAAACGTTTGGACTTACTAAGAGGTAATTGATATGGCACTGTCCCGTGCTCTGCGTGATAAAATCCGAGCCAAGCTCAAAGAGAAATCTACTTGGGCTGGTCTTGGTATCGTCTTGGCTGTTGCTGGCTTGCCAGTACCACCGGGCGTAGTAGAACAGGTAGCTCTGGCTGTTGCTGGTGCTATTGGTGTCTATGAAGTAATGCGTAAAGAGGGTGAGGGTAAGTAAGAAACCCCGGCCCTTGTGCCAAAGAAAACCCCGCTCACAAGGCGGGGTTTTTATTTGTGTTACTTCTCAGGAACAAGTGCGGTCTATGGGTAGTGGCTTATGACCATACAGCGTATTTAACCTGTACGCTATAGGCTCACTGGCTTTCTCAGCAAAGGCCCGTACGAAGGCATACAGTGTGCTGCCTCTGTCACGCCCTTCCTCTAGGTCTGCCTTTATAAGCTCCAAAGCCGTCTGTACTGGCAGCTCTGTCTTAATACCGCCACACGTAAACAGTAAGACCATTGCTTTTTTATCAATTGAGTAAACGATAGGATACTTTGAGTGACCACCCATCATAATGTCACTCACTATCTTTTGGATGTCAATACCAAAGAAATACGTTTCACTTCCCATACCTATCCCTCTACTTGCAAGGCGCTTTGCTTGGCCTACTGGTACACTAGCTTGAGCAAGCTCCTTGTAGTGTACCATAGGCATCATTTGGTGGAGCAGTGGGGAATCGAACCCCAGTCCAACGAGCTTCCTCTGTGGGCTTTACTCGCTGTCGAAACCATGCCTGCCCCGAATTAGTGCCCCGTGTGTGGCGTACTTGAGCGTTCAAGAAGAGGCTTGTCACACTCCGAGGGCTTTAGCAAGTCGTCACCTGCCTTCGTTCTTTAGCTGGCCCTCTAGCCAGAGGGCGTACTCTGCTAGTTCCTCCATGCTACGAGCATCACGCCAGTACTCACTACCACGTTTACTCTCATACATAAGCAAGTAGGAGGGACGTGTCCCCTGCTCAAAGAGCTTGTGCCAACCACACCTCTCAGCAACTAGGCCAACCATCACAGCTCCACGTAAATCTTGAAGGGTCGGGTAGCGTGGTCGCCAAGAGCCTTCAGACTCTTGTAGGCAAGACGAGCATCCTTACGTGTGCTGTGAGTAAACAACGCTACGTCCTTATCCTTAGCGTTTGCAACGCCCCACTTGATTACTACCTTTGTCTTTCTCATATCTCTGTCCTCTTTATGCAATTGTTCTTAAGAGCGATACATAGATGCTTGACGTTATCCTCGAAGTCTTCCATAATCTCCCACCACACCAGCTTATCCTCAGTAGTGGTGATAGTATCAGGGCACCTACGCACCCAACGGCTCTGTCCTAAAGGCTGTCTCCAGCAACGGTAAGGGTGCTCTGGTGGTTTGGTGTGCATGTAGCCCTCCCCAAACACCATAACAATACTCTTCCCTGTGTACCTCAGTTGTGGTTGGATGCAGTAATACTCCCTATGAAGGCCGTCAAGGACGGCTCTCATCTTGTGTATCCAGTCTATTACATCTTGTGTCTCAAAGTTCGCAGACGCCATTGCTGCAAGCAAGCGTTTGCGTCCCAATTGTTTGGTCCGTCTTTTCATACAAGTTAAGATTCCTCCACTCTACGTCTACTGGCATCTGTTCAACCAAGGCATTGTACTGCTCCTCGGTAATCTCTTCATATGGGGCTTGTTGGTATGTATGGCCACTGTAAGGCAGGAAGCTAACACCAGACACACTGTCAAAGTTCTCCCACAACCAAGCACCTACCTCCAAGAACTCGTCATCTGTGTAGTACACAGTGATGGAGGGTTTGTGCTCACACCAGAACTCTTGGTACTTCATCCACAGTTGCAGTTGTGCAAAGGCACCCATGTCCTTAGTGAAGGTAGCGTTCTTAGGAGCAGCTACCGGGAAAGAGAATACCATGTTACTTGGCTTCATCACATCTGTTTCACAAGGGAACCCTTCGCCTTTCATAAACTTGGTCAGTGGGTCTTTGCTATCAGAACGTACTCGCCTAATGTAGAAAGGGGCATAACGAGGGTGAATACCAGAAGCACTGTCAACCAACTGACTAACAGTACCACTAGGCTTACGTATTGTTCAACTAAGGTCGTTACTCTTAGCCCGTTTTAGCAGTCTATAGAAATGGGTTTTACTTATACCGTACTTTGTAGAAGCGTCCTTAAACGATAGGCTTGTCACATCACTGGGATATGTAGGCACTTTTCGTTTAGCACACTCAGCAAAGAGCAGTATGTTTTCAGCGGTATGCTTCATACCTAGTGCAGGTTTTCTACCTGCCCTAGCCTCACGTAATTTAGCTTTCCACTCTTCTTTGTTGTGTTCACTGACACAATTCCCACCTAGACCGCCCGGGGCAACGTTGTACAAGTTAGAACCCTGCGCTATTGCATCAATCTCTGCTTTAGCACAGTCTTCAAAACAACTGTATGTAGCTATCTCTGTAATCACAAACTTATCTACACCATACTTACGCATTGCTGCGTAGAGTGGTGTTTGTTTACCGCTGTTAGCGGCGGACTTATGCCCTGCGAACCTCTGTTTTAGAGAGTTCTTTGTGATTCCTACGTACTGTCTACCTGAGATAGTGTTATCAATAACATACAGCGTATACACCGCTACCCCCACTGCTATGTATTTCTACATAGACCAGACTATATCATGTTCCTAAACTAGGAACCCCTGTACTTCCACCTACTTAGGTGTACTCCGTCTTCACGGATAGTCGTTGAACCTTCGACTAATACCATTATACACTAAAAGTGTAAACCTGCCAAGGCTTAGGGTACTAGAAGCTCGGCTGCTGATTGTCTTCACCTTTACGTGGTCAGAGTTTCCAGCAATTATCAGGGTTTTCAACTACGTATTACTACGCAGTGGCGCTAAACATTAACGCAAGTAATAGCCACGCTGGCATTGATACCCAGCTTGGCAGCCCACTCTTTATTAGTCTTGATAGCTTCATTCTTAAGCTCCTCTAAGACGCAACCAAGCACATCCATGTGAACATCAGGACTATACCCAAGAAAATCACAAGCCTCCTCCTTAGAATAGTTGTTAGCCATCACGGCATTGTCCATAATACCTGTCAGAGACACACCGAGTAACGCTTCTTCTTCAGTGTTATGCCGCCATATATCGCGCAAGTACCGGAAATCTGTAAGCGTTGCTTGCAAAGTGCCAAGTATCGTCGCGTTCTTGACCTTAGCTTTAAGCGTTTTAAGCGTGTCAGTGCTACGGATGACAACCTCAGATAAGTTACAGAACTGCTTGGAACGAAGGATGATTTCGGAACACGGATTAGTACCGAAGTCAAACGATGCGTCCCTACGACCGTTCTTAAGAGCTTGGTTCTGCGACGCAACGCGGCTGAAAATACCCCGTTCTCCAGAATGGGAATCATACAGGCTACTCCACTCCTTCATAAACACAGAAAGCTCAGGCTTCTCTGTATAACACGCAGAGTTATTAGCCAAAGCACGTTGTGGCTCTTGTTCCCACCAGCTACCACTCTTGGCGAGACGCATACGATCATCACTAAGGTTGCTCAGTGAGATAAGAGCAGAGCGTCGGACACCACCCACTACCACAATGTCTGCAATCTTGCAAACAATGTCATGTACCTCTAGCGAGTTGAGCTTACGACCCATAGCGTTACGGAACTTGCCAATAACAAAGTTAAAAAGGTCAACCAAAGGAGCAGGGCCAGAAGCCCGACCCCCAAAAACACGAAGCTTGGCACCAGAAGGCCGAACCCGAGATATATCCCACGACGGAATACGCCCTGCGTACAGTTCTTCCATGAGAGTGCGAAGTCCCGTAGCCCAGCCAATCTTTGAGTCAGCCACTTCAATGACAAGATCAGTCTCCTTCAGCTCTCGCGGTACTTCCGGCAGACAGGATACGTACTGCCTCTCGACGGAGAACCCAACTCCCGTCCCACACATGAGGACGTACATAAGCTCGTCGAAGCAGCGTACGTCATCAATAGCGACATAGCTACAATTAAACCCAGCCACATTATCACGCTCAAGAGCACGCCCTGCTGTCATCAGACAGCGCATGGATGGCATGACTTCAAGGTTGAGGATGCTGTTCTTAAGAGCATCGTACTCCTCATCCGTGAGGGTGTATCCTTTTCTTGTACGCATGAAGTCCATGTATCGGGTAACTGTTTCTTCCCATGTCTCACGCCGTTTCTCATGGTCAAGCCACCGTGAGTAGCGTGACAAATGAATATATGCTTGGTACTCTGTTGGTAAACTACTCACTGTACCCCCTCGTGCTTGTCAATCACGCCTTGTGTGCCTTGTGTCATAGCCTCAAGAGCAAGCCGTGGGTATAACAAGGCGATAGAAAACAGCACCACACTGTACGATATGACAAGCATCAGTGTAATCACATAGGCATACGCCTTCTTCAAGAACCCCATACAACCTCCTTAGCCTTTGATTGGAGCACGTTCTTTCTTACCCGCAGAGCGGATAAAGGGTCGGGTCTCATCGTCGTCTGACGAGCCTCCTAGGCGGTTCCCTGCCTCCTCGATAAGAAGAGGGTCATAGTTCTCCACTATATCCAGCAAGAGCACGCTGTCGATACGTAGAGTATCCAGTAGTTCATCTGGGTCAAGCTCCACAAGGGAGCGTTTCAGTTCTTCATACTCACTTGGGAGCATCATGTTCCGTACCTCTGTCGCAGTGTGTTGAGTGAGACGAAGTGTTCATCGAACTGACCGTCTTGTACGTTGGACAGAACGATGACTCCTCTCCAGTGGTTATTGGTTTGGCTGTTGAGATAGTGCTCATCATGCGGGTACGAACTGCCAGCAATAATGCACGTAAGATGCCGGCCATCTGCACGTTTGCCATAAGCTACCTGCCTACCCTGTTGATGTCCCGCAATACACGAGGCGTGGTGTTTGTTAAGTAGGGCAGCAGCCGTACCACAAGGGCGTCCCATAGAACCAGCAGGAAAGTAGTGGCTATATGCTATACCATCTACCATCACTACGTCAAGGAACTCATGTACTTCCCAATCCTTTTCGTACTGTAAGTCCTTACGACTGATAACCCCATCAAGTACGGGGTTGTTGTCAACTGCCCGGTCGATACGTTGCTCGTGGTTCCCTGTAGTCAGCACCATACGGGGCTTATACAGCTTCTCCTTGAGCTTACGCTGGTTGGCTTGTAGTGCCCTCAAGGGGGCGAGAAGCCGTCCCATTGCTGCCTTACTGGCGGCGATGTCTTCCGAGTACCTCTTGCCCTCGAAGTACTTTGACCCGGCTTTGTCATGAGTACTAAGGCTAGGCATATCAGCGTGGTCACCAAGATGCACCACAACGTCAGGACGCTCATCGACTATCAACTCCCCTATCTGATCCAAGTACGTGAAGTCTTGTCCCGGCTTAACCTGTGTATCAGGTATGACCAGATGTTTCTTTCCGAGGCTCATTTAGTGTACCCTCTTGTAGCAGTAGCTGCTTCTCTGCCATACGTTCACGGCTTGAAGTAATCCGCTTTTGCTCACTTCCCGGAATGCCATTGTAGTACTTGTCTCCAAGTCGTTTAGCGCCCCACTCAATACCCCTATACCGTTGGCTTGTCTTGCGACTGTTTCGACTTCGGCTCATTAGCTTTCTCCAAGGACTCAGCCTTCAGTGCAGCAAAGGCAACACAATCAAGTGCAGAGTCAGGGTGGTAAGTAGGAGCAGACCATTGACGTACGTCCTTAAGAACTTGAAGGAGTAACCACCCCTCTGATTCAGTAAGGTCTTGGCCAGTGATAGCGTTGAAAGCGAGCACGGCTTTCGCCATGCTGCGCTCGCCACCACGCCTGTCATACTCCATACCACGCTGTACCATCGTGTCACCAGCAGCCTTAAGGAAGGCACCAGCATCACGTACCATCTTCAATCTCCTGTTTCTTGTCACGGATAAGCTGCTCAAGGAAGGCGTATTGCTGGCGGTTAGCCTCAATCTCACGCTCAAGAGCAAACAACAAACCAATCAGATCATCAAGCTCTTGTTCCTTACTCATTGATACCTCGGGGCACAGCCCATTGAAAAGTCTTTGATACCATCTTGCAGACCGTTTACCCAGTACTGCCGATGCGCTCGTTTCTTGTATTCAGGTGGGTGAGTACGGTGGTCAGGACCATTAAGGATAAGAGCATAACCCTCTATGTAGCCCTTGATGTACTGCTTGCTATCAACTACTTCCATCAAGCTCCTCCTTCCAATCGGTAGGAAGCTCCTTACCGACAGCCCACTTGATACCATTAGAATCACACCAGCCCCACATAACCCACCTCACACGTTGACGGCTACCAGAGTACGGCTCCGCCGGATGATTTTCACAGGCTTGTAGACCACAATGAAGTCACCACAGTTTTCAGACCACTTAATGTGTTCGTTAAAGTCGGCCTCTGTTTCGTGGTGGTCTACAGCGGACACTTTGTCATACATGCCCGTATCGCGGGCGCACTCCTCTGAGCTGAAACCTAGGCAAAGAACCTCAGGAAAGTTGTTCCGCTCCAGCAGTAGCTTTCCTTTGGACTTCTTGGGTGTTGCGGGTTTCTTAGCTGTCATGCTGTAACTCCTCTATCCATTCAGGGGGAATCTCTTCACCGAACGCACACTTGAACCCGTGCTTTGCACACCAGTCCCCATATGTCTTGGGGTTACTCTTGTGTAACTTATTGTTACGCATGAACAACATACGTATGTCCTTCAGTGGGTGTTGCTTCTGCATCAGTAACAGTGTTCGCCTGTTCTCTGCGGTAAAGAGTCCCTTGGTTTCAACAAAGAACACAACAGCTCCCGCTGCGTTCTTAAGAGCAAAGTCAGGGGTATACGTCCTCATCTGGGCTACGTTCTTGCAGCCACAATCAGTGCATACACCCTTGACAATAGGGTCGAGGTACTTAAAGGGGTAGGACTCATAGTCGAATGAGATGCCTGATGTCGTAAAGTTAGAAGCAACTTCCGTCTCATACTTTGATCGGTACGAACTTGCTGTTAACGTCGCCGCCCCTTTGTTCCCCACACGATTAGATTTCTGCCGTGACCTCGCAACCTTTGACAATATGGCGCGGCCTGCCACTGAGGATTTCGGTAACGATGCCGATACCTTCGTTGGCATCTTGCCAGCAGTGCTCTTTGTACTCACAGTAGGAGCACATGGTGCAGAGCTTGTCTTTCTTTTTGGTTGCTTCAACTGGGGTAGCCTCCGCTGGGCGGTCAGGTACGGTAGGGCTTGCAGCAATATCCACCAGTTGATTAAAGAACACATCATCCAGAGGCTTGTTGAAGCCGTACATTGGGGCTACCATCTTGCCAAGTACCTTGTCCACTGCAAGGAAACCAGCGCGGTCAGTAGCACACTTGCCTTCAGGTGCCAGCTTGGAGAAGTAGGTTGCAAGCTGAAGCACATAACCGAAGGGGTCATCCTTCATCAGACCTGCCGGGTCTTCAAACTTGGTGAAGGACTGCTGGCTTGCGGACTTAACGTCAACAAGCACACCATCAATGATAGCATCAATACGACCAGTGATAGCCCAGCCATCCTTCAAGTCAAAGCGTACGGGTTCCTGCCGCATCTCCACCTTGTGCCCTGCTACTTCTGCAAGAGACAGCACCAACTCCTCAATCAGATCACCATAGGTAAACTTCAGCAGAGCAGCAGGGTTCATTACCTCAGACGTAAACATCTCAGGGCGTACCTTGTACCACAGCTTACGTTGACAAGGGTGCCCAATCTCCGAGCAGTACAGTGTCTTGGGTTTGCGTACCTTCTTCTCATTAGAACCAGCAGCACGCAAGAGAACCTTACCACAAGCGGACTCAAAGGCTTTGCGTACTTCCTCGGTCACTGCCTCGTTACCGGCACGCCCCTCCCGAGAGGCGGCCAGTACTTCGTAGATGTCAGAGACAAGGGTGTCGATAGTCTTGGGTTTACTCATACAACACACTCCTTCTCAGCCAGAGCAGCAATCATTGTCTCCGTCTCACCGGCATAGTATGCCTCGAAGCGCATAGCCAGACCGATGGTCGTAGCAGCAAGCACATCCAGACCAGCGTCATCCACCCTCTTACCGTCTTCGATGAAGTGCAGATAGTGGCCAGTTGCTGTCAGCACTTCAACAGCACGATTCACTGCGTTCTGACGGATGATGCTACGATCAGGGTGGTTCTTAGGAACGGGGAAAGCTTTGCCACCGCTCGCAGTAGGCCCAGTGCTCACTACCTTAGGCGAAGCATACGGGGTGGCACCAGACATTGCACTAGCACCTTTGATAAGGGTGCCATCAGTGATCTTGTTCTTGCCGTACTTCAGTTCGTAGGAGAAGGTAACATTCTCACCAATACGACCGGGTGCTTTGTAACCAGCTTCAAACCACATACCATTCACTTCAATTGAGTGAACAGTGAAAGGGCGCTTACCCGGAAGGGAGATTGTTTCAGAGTTGACGTTGGTAATTGCACCGGAGACGTTAGACATATTGTTTATTTCCTCTTTGTTTGTGTTTATACAGGGTTACTGTATCTGTAGTACCATTATATCAGGTTGACAAAAACCTGTCAAGCTATGGCTGGCGCTCCTTATATCGTGTATTTCCTGTTCATAAATTCATCACTCTGAGACTTTTTTTCGTTCTCAGAAGATTCTTTTTCTATTTTCTGCAATTTTGAGTTGATCCTTTCGACGTCCTTTTCAGTGACCACAGTTTCCTTAGCCAACTGAATCAGTTTTCGCATATCCATCACTCCCCCTTGCCCTGTGCGATGCACTCGCCAATTCCTGTATAGCAGTTTACGCAGGCGCGTTCATCTCCGCAGACCTTGCCCTGTGCGATGGCTGCGTCGATGGCGTCGTCAAGATCAACGTCACACTCTGATTTAACTAGCTGAACGGCGACCGCATCGTTTTCCAGTGCGCGAATAAACTGGTATCGGGCTGCATCCTTCCGCAACTCATCCCGCTCTTGTTCAAGCTGCCGGATGCGCTCTTGCAACTCCACAACTTCGCGGTTTACAGCAATCAGTCGAAGCGTTGCGTGGTTTGTCGCCTCATCCACAGCCGCCTGAATCAACTCCACAAGCGAGACCTCGCCGTTCGGCAGATATTGCGCTGCGTATTTCTCTGCGATTGTCATGTGAACTTTACCTCCTTTGTTTCGCCCCAAGATGGCCCCATTGAAATCTCTGCTACTACTTCTGTGTTCAACCGCTTGCTAGGGCAACCAAAGAAGTCAAACATCAAGGGCCATGCCGCCTCCATAGTAGCCTTGAGGAAGCCAGCAAACTCCTCAGCGTACTCATCCTTTACCCACACCATGATCGAATCATGTACGGTGTTGCAGAGCTTTGCTTTGGGTTGCCCGTCCACTTGTATATCCATCCAACCATCAGCAGCCATTGCCTTAGCCACGAGAGAGCAAGCAAAGGGAACGAAGTCAGCAGTAGCCAGACCTTGTACCAGATAGTTCTTCAACTCAGTGGGGCTAAAGCTGCTGTCTGTCTTACGACCGTACTTACTAGCATAGCTAAGTACAGTGTACCTGCGCCCACTAATGTCACACTTCAACGTCATGCGTCGCTGTGATGCCCCGTTCTCAAGAGCGACACCAGTAGGGACACCAAGGGAAGCATCCTTGGCTATCGCTTCCATCTTCTTGTGATATGCAAAGACACCGGGGTAGCGTTTGAAGAAGGAATCAATCACATTCTGTACAGTACCAACATCAGCACCGGACTGTGCTGCCAATGTCTTAGCACCACCACCATACACAAGACCAAAGTCAACAGACTTAACCAAGCGCCGTGTTTCCTTAGTCATGTCAGATGTAGATGTCCAACCAAATACCTGCTTACCCACCTCATAGTGAATGTCAACACCGTCCTCAAGATCACGCATGAGTTGCTTGTCGCCGCTCTTAAGAGCGAGAGCAATCATCTCAAGCTGCTTGTAGTCCCCTTCAATGCAAGTCCAGCCATCCTCACGGAACAAACCCTTGACAGGGCTATCACTTGGCATGTTCTGGGCATTGGGCTTAGACGAGCTAAGACGCCCCGTGTGCGTCGCTGTCGTGTTAAGGCTAGGGTGTATACGCCCATCCTTGGAGTTCTCTGCCATCGCCAGCAGAGGGCCAATGTACGTGCCTGCCACCTTCGACAGCTTGCGGTACTCAAGCAACAGCTCAATACAACGGAGTGCTGACTGTGGTATGATGGGGATACCTGCCTCCTTAGCGGCATCAAGGATGCGCTGTAGGCTTGCTTCATCTGTGCTTCTAGTGTCCGTAGCATGGAAGCGTAGCATTAAGTACCCACTAGGCGTGGTCTCATAAGCCTCATTCTTAAACTTAGGCTTGCCGTTCTTATACGTACCAACAAGAGTCTTTGCTGTGTACTTAAGTGTTCCACCATACAGTAGTGTGTGCAGCTTCTTTGGTGATGAAAGGGCACCTAACGCACACTCCTCAAAGGCGTCACTGGTAGGGTCAGTAAGACCACCAACCCACCAACCCCTCACAGCGTAGTCCCACTCCTTCTGTATATGCTCTATCTGTTCCGCTAACTTACCAAGCTCGGCCCTAGCTAGAGCCATGTCGAAGGGCATACCATTGTGCATCATAATAGCAGTGACGTTACGACGCAAGGCAGCGAGGTGTATCTGCTGTGGGGTACATGTACCGGGAAGAAGCTCGGCCTGACGTTGCACTACCTGCATTGTAGTGGCCAAGTCCTGCTTCAAGTACTCAGTAAGCTCAGCCACAGGTATATCCGACACGTTCTTACCCGCATCAAGGTAGGTCTTAAGTGTGTCCTTCTTCTTTGTAACGCCATAGTTCTCGGCGAGAGTGTCAAGAGAACCGAACGTTTCTTGGTGACCAGACAGGATGTACTCCATGTCCTGTGTATCGTGCTGTATAACGTTACCAGATGCCAGCGCGGTCAGGAAGTTCGCCGCAGAAGCGGGCGTTGCATCCACCAAACTGTGAGCGGTGTCAAAGGACACATTATGCCCAACAAGTACAACAGGGGTACGCCCTGTGTAGCCGTGTGTGTAGGCTGTTACGCGTGGCCCCATTAGTACCGTACTGTCATTGAAGCATTGCGTCCCACCCAGCACTACGTGTGTGCCTTTGACGTAGGCAGACGGGCTTCCTACTTTAAGGTTAATCTCTGTCTCAAGGTCAATCAGACCACACAATCCTTCATCGGTATTGTGGTGCCACATGAGTAGCTGCTTTTTCAGCTTTGGGTCTGGCTTCATCATACCTCCACAACAGGTGTCGTTGCCGTGCTCTTAGGAACAGTGAACCGCCCTGTCTCAGTGTCAAAGTGGGCCACAGCGTAGCCGTGGGAACGCTTAGGGTCTCGTGTTGGGCCACCGGCCAGCTTGTTTTTGGATAGGTGGAAGAATCTATAATCTGCTTCAGCAGGATTAAACGTAGCTCCGATACCAATGATGAGGTCAGCTTCCGAGGGAGCACCAGTCTTGCTGGCATACACTTGGTTCTTTCGGATGAAGCGTTCACCTTCTGCTTGTGCATCAGCTTGCCATACAGCAAAGACAATACAACCATAACGTTTGCCTAAGCCTCGTGCCCACATTGCCAGAGCCTTGAGCCTTGCCGTCTCATCCATACGCTCAAACCCACGCACCTTCTCCAGCATGTTGAACACAACAACCTTCGGCTTGGTAGAACTAAGCACACGATCTACGTCATGTGTACTGATACCCTCATCATCATAGACAAGGATACGGTCCTCACCACCAAGGGCTTTTACATAGTCTGCATCAGGACTAGCCAGAGCACTAATAGCATGAGAAGACTTACCGAGCGCACAAGTGTACGATCTGAGTAGAAGTTTCTCACCTGCTTCTTCGTTATTGAACACCACAATCTTGTCACCTGCACCCATCTGTTGGGCAAAGTTCGTAAGCTCACTAAAGATGAATGAAGTCTTGCCTGTCTCGGGCCTTGCGACCACGATAACAAAGTCGCCGGGACGGATAGGTCCAGCCATCTTGTTGAGTTCATCAAACCGCCAGTTGTAACCACCACTTGTGACATGGGCTGCCAGAATATCTTTGATGTTCTTAGTAACGAACTTCTCGTCTCCTGTGGAGGCAACGTCATCATACACAAGGTTAATACTATCCCGCATATCATGTAGAGCATCGGGGTCTCCCTCTCTTGCCATCTTTTCCATGATTGGTATCTGCTGCTCGGCCCAGTTCATGCACTGAAACCGCATCATAATCTCATCAGCAGCGTCATCAGGTGTGTATGCAGCCAGCTTGTCAGTGACGAGCTTGAAGAACTTGCGTTCACCCTCTGTCCATGTACCACCAACTGTGACGAGCCATGTGTAGAAGTCCTTGAAATCGTCAACGTCCTTGCCATACCGCTTGTGGTATGTACCTATCGCATCAATAAGAGTGTTGCATTCTTTCGACACAAAGTCAGACTTGACGTACTTACGGTACTTACTGTAGTTCTCAACGTTCTTGAGAACGTGAAGAAGATCAACTTCTATTGACACGTATGTACTCCTGAAGATTGAATAAGAATCCGGGGAAGGCTGTGCCTAACAAGCAACACCCCATGTACTAAGCACAAGCCCGGCCATATCCGGTGTGTCTGTGTTGTGGTCGTACAGCATAACAGCGAGTTCAGGCTTTTTTCGTAACGAACCGGGCAGGTCGTCATCACCCCTATTGCCGCTTATCAGGCAATCACTAATGAACGAGATTAGACTCTCAGGGTTAGTGTGGTAGTAGATGTACCCCTTCTTCGTGACAAGAATGTGCCAAGTAGTCTCTTCCTCAGAGTACACTTTGCCTGTAGTAAAGGTCAGCAGGTAAGCTATGTCCTCTACTGGTATGGGTAGAATCTTCATGGCGTCACCTTGTCTAGTGCTTTGTGGATAGCGTACAGCCTGTTAATCTTTGGTGTGGGTACATATCGTTCTCAAGAACAGTGCAGGATGGCTGTGCTTGTACAAAGTCCCAACGTGTCTTGCATTGGGCCGTGGTGTGGAAGCACAAGTCACTCGCCGTTACTACAACCCACTCATACCCCCAAGCAGGGTCGTAGACCTTAACAACAATCGTCTTAGACCGGAACCAATGACCCTGTGGGTCTCGCAGTATGGGCACTTCCCATATCCCAACAACATTCTTAGCTCGAAAGAACATTGAGAATCTCCTCATCGCTGTAATGCTTTGGGTCAGCGTGGTCTGTAACAAACACAACACGTGGAAAGAACAGGCCAAGATGCCTCTCGATAGACCTTGCTTTCCTGTTCACATCAACGTTGTCATTGTCAAGCCACACGTAACAGGTGGTGTACCCTGCCGCAGCGAGGCTCAACATTATATTCTCTGGGGCAGTACTTGTCAAGCACGCAATGGCCCGACAGTGCCTGCCCACCTTGATAGCAGAGAGTACGTCCTCCACTACGACGACAGCGTTCCCAAGAACAGCAGCGCCATTCCCGGTGCTAGTAGCACTCCCGATAGCAGGAGCAACTTGTTGACTATCAAAGTACTTTCTCTCTGTGACTGCTGCGTCTTCAGAAGTAGAGGTTGCACTGACGCCTCCGGCTTCGTTCGCAAAGCGTGAAAGATACTTTGGGCCTGACGTTGCACAGATGTTACGAAACTGGATTCCGTTGAGATGACCATTAGCATAACAAGGCAACCCAAGACGACCAGCGTAGAACCCATCACTAACAAAACCAAAGCCATACTTGCGTACCTCCTCGTCTGTGATACCAAAGCCTTGATACCATGCTCTTACTTCTTGGGGCCACCCCGCAGGCTCGAACGAGCTTTTGCTAGGGAACTTGCAAGACCCGACCCACCGCTTCCGTTGATCTTCTTTACTTCCGCCATGATCTTTTGCATCTTCCACGGTACGTAGAGAGCCAAGTAACTCACGACGACCTCCACCCAAGGCCAGCCCACCAGACTTGGCGCTGCCACGCAGAGTACAATGATGACAATAGGCAACCACTGTTCCATTTTGACACCTCGTTATGTATAGACGCTTCTTCCTGTCCTCACCAGCAGGGCAGTTAGCGTGGTTAATGTGGACTGTACCCACGTTCTTAGGAGCGAAAGGTACATACTCATCGGAGCGTAGGTACGTTGCCATGCTCTACTCCCAAGGAAGGTCGGCCAGTGTGTCCTCACCCGCCTCCAATAACTCACTGTTGGTAGGCAGCTCGGTCTGTTCAACGATAGTACCACGGCACCGCCTGCACATATCCTCGAACCGCCCGTGCTCTGGTAGCCACGGGCTTTCCGAGACAGACAGCGGCGCATCACAAGCGATACACCGCATAGCCTTAGCTCCCTTTCATCTTGTTGATGTTCGCCTTGGTTTTCTCAATCCCGTCAATAACACCCTCAGAGAAGGCGATGATAGCCTCCAGTGTATCGGTGTCATTGGACGCCTTGGCTGCCTCAAGAGTCTTGCCCATCAGCAGCTTGATCGTGTTGGCTTGGCCCTCTGACATAGCCCGGAAACCCTTGGCACCCTCGTCGGTAATACCAAGAGACTCAAGCTCACCGGGCGTATCTGCCACAGTCCAGCTCATACCAAGAATCATGCCGAGGGTACCCAGAAGGGCGTTGGATTTGTTAGTCATGTAGTGTTACTCCTTTCCAGTGTTCTTGAGAACGCCACGAAGCGGCGACAGCTTTGCAACAGCACGACCAATGGCAATGTTACGCCCTGTCTTGCGGGAGGGGTTGTCCTTACGACCACACCACGCAATACCAGTCGCTTCAACACCGTTGTACATATCCTTCACGGTAGCCACAGTTTTCCACACCTTGCCATCACGGGCCTTGCGAGAGGCACTGATAGGGGTGAGGTGAACCAGACGTACCACCTGAAACTCACGACCATCACGGTAGAAGGTCATGTGGTTGTGTTGTTTGTTCATTAGTGCGTCACCTCTGGTTTGTTGGCATACTCATTCAACTCTCCGAGAAAGTCAATGAGACTACTCACCGTCTCCGTGTCACCTGTAGACCCGGCAACATTCAACCCACACTGGACAGTGCAGGCAGCATCACGCATAGTACGAACAAGGAACGCCACAGTACGAGTACCTGTGCTCTCATCCTTGTTTTGTGTGATCTCAGACAGTGTGTCAACGTCAGTGTTGACGTACCCCGCAGTCACCAGCATAGCAAAGTCACCTGACCCATCACCCGATACGGTAGGGACACAAGCATTGATTGTGAAGGGCACCCCTTGGGCACGCAGCTCAACCAAGCGGTCGAGGATGTCCGGTTTGCTTGCAGTCAAAGCCTCTGCCTCATCCATAGTCAGACACTTGGCAAGCAGTTTATCTCCAGCAGTAGTCATATGTAAATCTCCTACGTTGTTGTGGTGGTATGTTCTTGAGAACGTGCGCCCCCTTACAGGGGCACACCGAACACACGCATAAACAGGTCATTCACCTGTGTCTTGTCGGCATCCATGAACTTATCATAGATGGTGTAACGGAAAGCCTCGGGGATAGAGCCGGTGTCCACCGCCTCCTCTGCCCATTCCAGCAGGCCACGAGGGCTGATGGTGAGGCCAACCTTCTTGTTGTCGTACAAGTTACGAATCTGTGTTGCAAGCGTAACCATCTTGGTAGCTGTCTCCTTACGCAGCTTCTTGTAGTAGCCCTTAATCATCTCGATTTCCTTGGCCGGGTCCATGTAGCCCATCGCAATGACGAACTGCATACGGTCAATGAACGCTTCGTTCTGCACCTGTGTACCACCGTACTTACCTGTGGTGTCACCCTGCAACTGTGTGTTATCAGTACACAGCACGAAGAAGCCGCTCTTAGGAACGATCAGACGTTCACCAGCCTGCTCCGGCTTGTTCTCAAGGAGAATCTTGCCGTTCTTCTCAAGCATCCATTGCATGTTGAGGTTGATACCGGGAGGTGCAGCAGACACTTCGTCCACACACAACACACCACCGATCTCAGCAGCCATCTCAGCCATGCCCTTAGTCCAGTCAAGGCTACCCTCGATGACGTTGGGCGCACCAAACACACGGCTACCCTCCGCATCTTCGGACAGATTGACACGGAAGAAAGGGATGCACAGGTAGGCACACACCTGCTCACCAAGCTGCGACTTACCACAACCCTTCGGGCCGTGGATAAGACCGCTACGCTTACCACGAATCATAGCAGAGACAACCATCTCAGTCTCTTTCTGTGACCAGATGTGCTGCTCATTCTTGCTTGGGATGTAGGCATGTGCCCAGCTTGGCCAGTCAGCAGGGGTACGGACGGGCACAGCGAAGTCACCACGTACAGGAGGAACGAAGCCAAACACAGCAGAGAACAACTGCTCACCGTTCTTGAGAACGATAGCAGCTTTGGTAGGGCCATCCTCAACAGGGGACTCGGCCATTGTGGCAGCAGCATCCTTCAATACCTGACGGCGGGTCGCTGCGATAGTGTTCAACAGTTCCTCAGCAGACACAGTAGTAGTAGTACTCATGGGGTAGTTCTCCTATCAAGAAAGTTGATTGTCAAGCACAGAGAGCAGGGTTGCGCTCAGCTTGGAGTAATCATTGACGACAGTGCATTGCTTGTAGAACTGGCGCACCGCCTCAGAGTTGATGCCAATACCGTACACCTCGACACCACTCTCCGTGGCATGGCGTACCGCTGCCTTCAGAGAGCCAGCACCATCCCGTAGGAATGATGACGGCATACCATCCGACAGGACGATCAACACCTTGCGCTTGTTCTTCCTCATCTTCAAGCGTTCCGATGCTACCTGCACAGCCACGCTGTCCGGGTTGGCATTCAGGTGGTACTCCATCTTACCAAAACCAGCGACACAATTCAAAGGCGACCAGCCCGAGCTGAACGTCTTGAACACAGGGATAACAGCGTTGTAACTTGAGTCAGTGAACCCAAGCACCTCGAAGGGTACATGCACCACATCAAGGGCGTTGCCCATGATTACGGCGCTGGCACTGGCAGCGTAGTACTTCTCACCAGACATAGAACCAGAGCAGTCCACCAGCAGGGTTACCGCTGTGTCAAGGCAGTCAGACACCTTCTTCTTCTTGAACACACTGGCATTCCAACTACCACTACCCATCGTAGGCAAGGCAACACGGTGGATATGTGAGCCGCTGATCTTGCCACGCTTTTGCAGATGCTCATACCGTGAGGCACTACGCACTTGCAGCAGACGGGAAAGCTCATGCCCAAGCCGATCATTGGCATCGACGTACCGTTGGATGCGCCCCTCGGCATGGGTGCTGGCATTGGGTATGGCTGTGTAGTCCCAGATGATAAAATCAGTAGGCTCAACACCAGACTCTGCTACCTCGGGCTGTCTGCCGGGGTCATCAAGCTCGTTCTTGAGAACGCCACCGATGTTCTCATATGAAGGGCTGCCGTCCTTACCAAACCCTGCGTTATCACCACGCTCAGAGCCATCACCGTCGTCCTTAGGCTGGCCTTTATCACTCTCGGCATCACCTTCCCCACCACCACAACCAGAAGGTTGTTCCTCAGGTGGCGGCTCAACATCATTGTCCTTGAAGAACTTAAGC